ATCGGTACCTGTGTCTGTTGCATCTTGTCCCACTGGAATTGCATAATCCAATGTACAAGTTGTGATCACATCACTGTAATTATTTGGACTAGTATGACTTGCTACTACTTGATTGTCTGTTGAACTTGTAATAGCATCATCAACTGTCTGACTGTGTGTTTCATTGTATAGTGCTCCACTAGCACTGTTGGTATTAGTTGCTTTGTATGTAACTGCACCCAAGCCATCAATACTGGTACCGCCGTTACCAAAACGCATAGTACTAATTTCATAAGTACTGGTGCTACCACTAGCATTAGCTAGCAAATTAGCAATTGCTATACTCATGTTTTCATAGTTCACTGCGTTGCGTCTGCGCACAAATATTTCGCCTGACTCAGGATCCCAAATTTTAATGTGTCCTTCGACGCCTATCAGTGGTGTTTCAAATTGTTCTAAACTCATAGCTTTATTCCATTTGTAGTATTTATATCGATCCTTGCCCTGCATTTCTAATGAAAGCATGTTCAGGCGAAATTCCTGGTGATCCAGGGTCTGCAAGGCTTACACCACTGTCGTTATAAGCCATTCTTAGATCATCTCCATAATCACTAAATCTAGCAAGTATTGGTATTTCTTCATTTGCTTCTATAACTGTAGTGCCACTAATATGCTCTTGTGCGCTTGTGCTATTGGTTCCACGCTTGCAATACAACAAGTTAGTTGTATCTTTAGCACCATATTCAACACGCTCGCTGCCTATCCAAACAACTCCGTAGTCAGCTAGTGCGGCTGTACTCAACACCCCAATAGTTGTGTCTGTTGCACCTATACTAGCAGTGATTTCAGTTTTTCTTGTATCTTCAATCACTGTGCTTGTTTGTAAATTATTAGGATGATACAAGTTCATTCTGAATGATCTAGTTTCAGCATCAACTGTATTTCCTGCGGTATTAGTTTGTACAAGTATACTAACATTCTCACTGTAGTCAACTGGATAAAGCTCTTCTCCCCATCCTTCTTCGTGAGGTTGGTCAAATTCATTACCATTATAGATGTATTCTATATCATTGTCAACAGTTGTGAATTCCATACCGTCGGTATGATCAGGCTCATTAGTAAAGTCTCCACCTAGCAATAGTGTGTCACCTTCCCAATCTCTTGTGGTGTGATCATTGTAAAGCATGGTAATGATACTTCTTCTATCTTCTTCGTCGATTTCAATCTGTGTTGCTTCACCGTGTGTAACTTTTTCCAGTCCGCTGTGTAGCTTGGTATGGAAAGGTTTAATATCATGGAAGAAATCTTCTACTACACTTGCATCGTAACGCTTGAAGTGCTGTTGTGTTAGCAACAGTGGGTGCTCTACTTCCAGTTTCACATAACTGGTTTTAAATGCAAAGTCATCTGTTGTATTCTGTACCACAGCTTCATGCAAACAATTAAACCAAAGTTCATTGTATTTTGCTAGATGTGTTCCAACAAATACTTTAGTTCTCAAATTATCAAACAACTTTCCAATCACATCGCTGCTTCCGCTATCAAATGGCATAATATCAAAACCACTAGCATCCCACCCATGTCCAAACTTGCTTTGGTTCCATGTTTCTTCAGTGATTTGTATTGTGGCTTTTTCCTTCCAAACCATTGTGCTTGTACCATTGTTGTAGTAGTGTATTTCTGGTCTGTTGATACCATCTGCATGAATTACAGTTCTTACTTTTACATAAGTTCCATCAGGTTCGTCAATGAGATCTATCAAGTCTTGCTGTGTAGCTACTGTTTTGTCTGCAACAATCGAACTGTCGTATCCACTGGCACTCCAGTTGACCCAGTTCCAGTATGGTTTAGTATCATAAGTAACTGTTCCTAATACGAAAGTATAGTTAAATGTGCTTTCCCAATTTTGTATTTCATCAATAACAATGATTGTACTCAACAATTCATTTACTTTGTTAACCCAGTTCTGTCTAGCATCTACTAGATTTCTATACAAGCTCTGTCTTGGTCTTACAAGATGACCATATCTGTTGTATGGGTGTAAATCTAAATCTGGAACAGGTTGACCACGCCACACGTCAATATCATCTTGTTGTGTTTCTGGAGGCAAATCGTAATCATAAATTTTAACCCAATGACTCATATCTGTATCCAAGCTAGGTTGTTGATTTTGATTAGGACCGTTTTGTGTTCCGTTTGCAAGACTGATGTAAAAATCACTGCCTTCCTGAACCACTTGATTTGGCTGATATACTGTAGTATTTGACCAAGTAGTATATGTGTATCTTTGTTGATAATTGTTAAATCCTGCCAAACTATCACGCATTTTTATGTGTAAGTATTCTGGTATAGCTACGCTTGGGTCATTTTCAGCAAGCATGGTCCATTCATTCATAGGTTCACTGTTGCTGGTGTAAATTTGGTTTACTTGAGCAACACTGTCTCGAGTAACATACTTGTCGACATTGGTCAAGAATAATATATTGCTTCCGCTGGCAGCTGCCCAACTCAGATCAAAACCTTCTGGATTTTGTAGTATTGTACTCAATTGTAGTGTATTGTAATTTCTTTGTCCTTCGTATGAACTTTTGTTTTTAACCCAGAAATAATATTCAGTTTCATTTCTTTTTGTTCTGCGATTGTAATAGGTGTTTTCACTCCAAAAATACACATCATCGCCGTCAATTGTTTCCTTGTATGCTTCACCACTGGCAGTTACACCTCTGATCTTGGTTCCTTGATCTACTAGTGTACTCCATTGTTCAGGTAGTACAGGACTGCGAGTCCATTCATATATGTCGATACTAGCACCGTCAAACAATCTACCCCAGTTATTTTGTTGATATTCAATACTACCTTGTTCATAATTTAGATAAACTGCGGTGTTGAGATTCCACCACCGCTTGCCTACTTGTGCTGCACCCCAAGCATTTGAATCAGCTTGTTCACCTTCAATGGTATTATAATTGTAGTTTGCAATATCCGCAGTAATCAAATAATCTATTTCGCTGCGAATAAATCCAAGTACGATTCCTTTGGCTGGATCCCAGGTTTCTAGTTGTGCAATAGTGCTTTTGCGTTTAGCATCATATATTTTAACATTTTCAATAAGATCATTTCTTGCTTGTCTGCCTTGTGTTCTTACTGCTTTGAGTTCGCTAACACTATGACCGCCACCGTCTGTCCAAGTTCCTGTGTACTTGTAAACTGCTGGTTTACCTGTGCCATCATTGTCTACAAAAATATAAATTGGACTTTGCTGATTGTTTTGTCTAAGTCCGCTAAAGTTGTACTTGTATACTCCATTTTGTTGAGCATTGATGTTGTTGTCTAATTGAGATTTACTAGAGAATCTCACATTTCTCAAAGGATAGATATTACCAGTTCCGCCTTCTTGTTCGATATATTCATCTATATAAAATTTTTGTGTATTAGCACTGTCAACACTAGTAACACGATGTATACCATCAATGTTAGGAACAGTTGTACTGCCTCTGATTAAAACATAGTCGCCTTCTACTAGATTGTGAGATTGTACGTCACCTGTTTGTCTTGTAACAGTAATTTCAGCATCGTCGCCTGGATTTACACCAGCACACGCTCTACTCACATACATACCAAAGTCCATGGTCTGATAAACTGCATAGCCTTGATTGAAACTGCCTTGTTCACTGTTGTCTGCAACCCAAATACTAAAGATGTTTGGATCATTGTCCATTTGAATAAACACTTGATTCCCATCACTGCCTACAATTGCATTAAACACATTACTAATAGTAGTTTGTGTTGCACTGTAGGTTTGTGCTGTAAATCCTAAGGTACTGTTGGCTGTGCCTGTTCCTATTACCAGTGTACTGTTGTTACTTGTTAACTGCACTCTGTTGTTACTGATACTTGCACTAACACCGCTAATACCAGCGTTATTAATACTTTGTACAATATCTGATATGTACAGTGCTACACTTACTTGTGAAGTAGTTGTGCCTGCTGGAATAACACCTGTTGTTAATCCTACTACACTGTTTGCACTGCCTGTGCCAATAAACAGTGTTGCTTTGTTGCAGTTAATCTGTAGAAGATTTGTATTTGCTTGATTTATTTGTGCAGTAATGCCATTAACACCAGCATTGTTGATTTGACTAACCACTTGTGCAAGTGAAAGGTTAGGAGTAGTAATTATAGTATTACCTGTGCTATTAATTGTTTGTGTAGTAGTCAAGAAACCAACATTAGAATTTTCAGTACCAACACTGATTGTTAAACTAAACGATAAACTACGATCATTGGTGGTTTTGGTAATTCTAAGCTGATTATTAAAAGCACTAGCTGATACGTTTGGAATACCAGCACTGTTAATTTCTTGTATAATATCAGCTAGCTGATAAAGTTGAAATTCTGATCCGCTATCAGTTGTGATAATAGTATTAGTATTAAACACTGTATTAATATTGTTAATTAGCCAATTTTTAATAGCTACAATATAACTTCCTTGTAACAGTGCGGTTCTTGCTGCTGTTATATCTCCTGCTGGTATTGTAGTTACGCCTGTAAGTACATCGTTAGCAACATAGCTTGTGTTCAAAATATTATTGATTATTTCAACATCACTTTGAACCAAGGCCGCCATTTGAGAACTATAGCTTAGTCCTCCATTACCGTATTCTATAATTAATAAGTCTATGTAAAGACCTGCATCACTCTGGCTGTAGTAATTGTTTAAAAATCCTTGCCACTGTGCAGATCCTTGAGCACTAGTATATCCTACTCTCAGTGCTTCGATTGCATTAATTCTATTTGTTGCTCCTGCACTTATTTGAGAATTACTATTATTAGTAATCCAGCTAGTATTAAATGCATTTTCGTATGCAGTTTGCGAAGTGATATTGTTTGTAGTAGACTGTGTGTCATTGAAGTTTACTGTGACGCCATCTATAATCAGTGTAGCAGTTGCACTACCTTGTATGGTAGGATTTGTCACTGTACCTGTTTTTGTGATGTCTTGATATTCTAGTGTAGCCACTTCATTTTCAAACACAATTGTTTGTGCTACATTGCTAGCTTCACCCAGCACCAGTGTACTATTGTGTGTAACAACATCTGAACTGCCAATATCTTGTGTGCCAACAACGTTAATTACATCTAGTGTAGTAGTACTAGATGATCTAACCAAGTCTACTACAGTGCCATCAATTATCAACGTTTCTCCTGTACTAGGAACAACAGGCAAACTGGTAGTACCAGTAACAATAATAGGATCATTTGGTCTGAATAGTCCACTACTGCCGTCCGGATCCAACATTTCCCAGGCACGACCTTCATATAATACTTTATCGTTAAATTTATAACTTTGTCTGTTGTTCCACTGACTCATATACTGCCATTCACCATCAAAACTATAATCACTTTTTGCAGGTTCAGGGAACAGTGTCATGTCTTCTTTTGTTAGTACTCTATAATCAGTTTCACTGGTCAAGGGTAAGCCAGCAGTGATAAAATCATTGGCAAATTCTTGTTCTTGACTAATAGTAGCATTAGTTTGTGTCAAGTAAGTTTTTGGATTACGTGTAGTAAACACATCACCAGGTGTGCCTGTTACTAACAACGGACTATTAGGGTCTATGTCAATGGTAATATCTGTTAGTACATCTGTAATTTCTTCATCTGTAAATCTCACAGGTTGCGGACTGGTGGTCAACAAGTTTTTGTTGATTTCAAATTCAATTGTATCTCTACTTCTTGTATCACCATAGTCAGCTGTTCTGATAGCCCACTCTTCGTATATGTTAACATCAGCCTGTGCATCAAATAGTGCATTGTTGCGAACAAACGCATCTACAGCAAAGCGTGTGCCTCTGTATTTTTTGGTGCCTTTCATAAACTCAAACAGTGTATCATCATCTAAGTTTAATTTTTCACTCCACTTAGGCTTGTTGTATCCTGCATTAAATCTTGCAGCATCAACCATTTGTGAATTACCCAGCGCATTACCCGCACCATAATACTGGTCCAGTTCTCTAGCTGTTGTATCCAAGTTTTGGTAAACACTGTTACCATCAATGATATAACCCGGTGAATAAAATTTACCATTCCAATCTTTGGTTCTTGACCCTTTCCAGATAATACGCTTGTGTAGTTGTCCGATTTCTGGTTTGTAAACAACGTCATCAAAACGTGTAGTTGTATCAAAAACAATTGCATGTTCAACTTCAACTTGATACAACCTTATACCGTAGATACTATCGTTTTGATCTTTTACACTGATTTCAGTATAACTATCTTTGTTCATCAATTCTCGATTTACTAAAACTTTATTGGTTGTTATTTGCTTGCCATTTTGATCTAAGATATTGTAGACACCTTCGTAACGTTTGTTTAGTGTATCATAATATCCTCTATCGCCATCTAGTATTTTAATTGATTTTGGATTAGGTATAATTGTCAACGGAACACTAGTGCTTGTGCCTGTTGCCCATGTAACAAAATCGTTAGCAACTCCACGCCAATTACTGTCCCATCCTTGTGATTTCAAATAGTAGTCATAACCATGAATGAAGTCATAAACTTGTTGCATTCCTTTTAGTACTGTGTTATAGTTTAGTTGACTTGTATTTTCTTCATAACGACTGTATCTAAACAAGTCAGCTGCACCCGACACTACAACTTTTTGTCCGCTAGTCACTGGAGCATTGTATGTAAAATATTGGTTGCTGTTGTCAAAACCTTGTATTTTATATCCGTTGGTGTCGATACTAATTTTTATTCCGCCAAAGAAAACTTCTTTATTAGGCTTGCTGGTATAAAGCAAACTGGTATAATTTTCTTCTGGGATTCTAGTAGCACCTTTGTCTTGACTGCTTTCCAGTATAAATTTCTGATTAGCAGGATTTAAAAATCCTCCTGCTTTAATAATAGGTCCATACTCGCTATAATTAAATCTATCTAACACAGTGTTACTGGTTGTTCCATTGAAATGAGCAAATTCTAAAATTGCATTGCTTAGTCCTACGAAATATTTTTTAGCATCATTTACCAATACAGCTTCTAGTGTAGCTGAACCCGTGCTGGTTGTGATTGTAGGTTTATTGTAATAATCCACACCTGGATTGTTTACACTTACATTGGTGATAACACCGTTACTAACATATGCTGTTAGTTCAGCACCACTACCAAAATTGCTGTAAACTGCAAGTGAAGGTGCGCTAGTAAATCCACTACCACCATCAACCACTCTCACACTTTCAATAATACTGTCACTGTAAAATATGTTGCTCAGTTGCGGATTGACATTGTCTGTCAGTTCTTTTACAGTGTCGTTTGTCCAATGTGCTGTGTGTAAGTTATTGAGATCCAGTTGTTTACGCTTGTTACTGCTAAAATAACTATTGGTGATCCACAGTGGTCTTTGACGCATCAAACCTAAGAAAAGTTTTGTTTGATATTCGCTGGTTTGTCTCCACGTATCTTCAACAGGACCCCAATCTCCAAACACAAAATCTTTGCCAGGATCTACAGGTATAGGAACAACACCAGCTGTTACAGGATCGTTTAGTACGCCTCCTGTGGTTACCAGTGTGTTTGATGAAAGATCATACAGTTCTTTTGATACAGCTAGATTTTTATTGTACTTTTTATAAGCTTCACTTGGATTGTTATAGTGTCCATAAGTTAGTGCTGCTATCAATGCTGTGCGTTCAGCTGGCACTGTCCAACTGTAGTTGGCGTCCCACCAACTTGGTTTTTTGTGATAACCTAGCATTTCCCAAGGATGTGTGTGTGGTCTGTGTGTATTAAAGTAATAGGTATACAAACCTTTCCAGCCTCCAATTTGTGGACCAACACTGCTATAGTTCCAAGTAAATCTGTCGCCTGCATCATAATATGTGCTGCTTTGTAGTTGTGTTATATTGTTTTCACTGCTCCAACGATTGAACTCGTTTAACAGTGCTGTGGTTAAGTCGCCCCATGTATACTGTGTTGGTCTATAAGGATTAGGCATAATGTCTAGATAGTCAACAATATTATCAATATCACTGTGTAAATTGTTGTAAATTCTATGTTCTAGATCCCAGATTGCACTGTCTACTATGCTAAAGCCAGCACTATTTCTATCATACAGTTCTGTTCCAGACCTTGTGTGTATGCTGCCATCATGTTGTATAATAATATTATCCGAACCACTGGTTGTTAGTTGAGGAGTATAAGGTTTTATCAATCCCAATTTAACTGCACTGCCAGGAATAAAACTTGTTGCATTTTGCGGGTACCATCTAACATGAATATAAGCAAGTCCACTGCTACCATGTGTAACTGGAGTTGTTACAGTTAATTGTGCATCTGTAATAATGTATTCAGTGTTTAGTTGCAGAGGACGCCAAATCATTGTGCCAGCGCCGTTGTCTTCATTTAACCAAACTTGAATATGATTGTATGCATCGTCATATGTGTTTCTAGTTCTTGGCAATGCAAAGCTAGCTGTCATTGTATTTGTCCAGCTATAGTCTGCACTTTCGTATCCAGTATACATAGCCATATTACTGTTAGCAAATGCACTATTGCTGTTTTTACCAACATTGATTTCTTCAAGGGCACGATCTACAAGCTGATGCACAGGTGTGTCTTGATCTATACTATAATTTAATTGTTGTACTTTTCGAATAAACTGTTTTTTAAATTTTTCATAGCTGTTGGCACTGTATTTGATTGCATTGAATACATCAGTGTCGTTGTTAGTTTCTAGTAGATTTAGTAGTTCTGTGCTAAATGGCTGTTGTCTAATAGTTCCGCCAAATTGGTGTATATGACTGATACTATCGTAATTGTTAGTGCCAAAGTAACTGCCTGTAAACTCAGGAATATTTTCCATTTGATCTTTGATATGAGAAACTAAATCCCCAAAACTGGCTTGGGTTAAACGTTTGTTCTGTGGATTGTACAGTTGTGTATCAGCTGGCATAAAGTTGCCTTCTGCTGTTTCATCCAAATTGCTGTCACTGTGGAATGTTACATCAAACACATCATCTAACAATAGCCCACTGGTAATAGTTAACAGGTTACCTGTTAGATTATAGTTTGTAAACTGTTCTCCATTTTTGAGAACTTGTATATTGTTAGGATTGGTTTCTGTGTACAGTCTAATAACACCGTAGTTTGTAGGATCGCTCACTAATCTATATTTGAATAAATTATAAGTTGGTGCTGCAATTTGTAGTTGAAAACTGTCGTTGCTGCCTGCTGTGCGAGTAATACCTGTAAGCGGATCTCCATTAAATTTTACAAATTCAATATCAGCTTGAGGAAACAGTGTTTGAATATCATAGTTGGTGTTGTAAGCCATGTACAAATCTGGTAAACTTCCACTAATAGGATCAATTCTAGTAGATGTATGATTGCTCACACGCAATTTATCATAACTTAAACTAAATTCGTATTTGGTGCTTTTGCTGTAACTGTTAGTACCCAAGTTAAAAGTCAACTGACTGTTGATGTCTTGAACTGTTTTTTGAATGTGTCTGCGCACAGGTTGTCCATTGCGTACCAAACTCCAACTGTTGTGATACTCTCCATTAATTTTGTAATAGTAGTATCCTGGAATTTCCAAAGTCTTGGTATTACTGCTATCAGTATCAAACAGTGTGTATTCATATCTTTGTCCGCCAGCGCCAAAATCAAAATCCAATCCTGGTGTATTTCCGTAATCTACATAGCGTGGACTAAAACCCAGTGCATCGTCAAACTTGCTAGCACTGTTGTAACCATAGTTGAAAATATAATCACCACTAAATGTATTGCTAGGATATTTTGTAGCATCATCCAATTTAGTTAGTGTGGTATCGTAAAGCTGTGTTTTCATTCCTGCACTGCGGTGCATTTTTTGTTGACCATATACCCAAGCAGTACCGTTCCAATACCATTCACTACCACTGTATGGTTTTGTGCTTTCGTCATCATCCCATGCTAGAGTATTGTAACCTTTGATAACAACAACTTTGTCACCACTGTTCAACGGTGTGCTACTGGGTCCATAAACTTCTGTTAGTGTAATACCGGTGCCAGCTGTGACGCCTCCTACACGGAATATACGATTTGTGTATGCAGTATTTGTAGTTCTGAGGAATAGCACTAGATTACCATCTTCTAAATTTTCGTCAGTGATCTGTCTCCAATACTTGCGATTTTCATAGTAAGTTGGATTAAAGGGATCACCGTGTGTTTGTATACATTCCCAATATGTTACATAACCACTCATGTTTACACGAACACGATCTCCGTCTTCGTATCCTGATTGGAATTGCCAATCTGTTGTAATACCGTAAGTGTTGTGACTGTAGTTGATTTCTCCAACAATTTGTGCAGCCGGATCGATTGTATCTTCTATCAAGTGTGCAACATAACCTATGTGATTTGTGCCATAATTATATTTTTCAATGCCATCTTTAAATTCAATGATAGGTCTTACACCTCTAAAATTATCAGCAAGGTATTCGTTGTAATCTAAATTTTCAAAAGTAACAACTGCTTCAGCCGCAGTTTGATGTATCCATAAATTACTTCTTGACCATGCACTTCTGTCAGAACTATATCTTTTTTCTACAACATAGTCTCTAGTAGTCATGCGCCATTCTCTAATATCATAAGGATCAAACTCAAAACTAGTCCCATCTTCGTCGAATCCCTTGGGTTCTTGACTGCTATAGATTGTATGATTTAACCACTCACGAGTGCTGTAAGTGCTTTCAACAACACCACTAGTAAATTGTTTAGTGAACTGAATACCATTGTTGGATCCAACTCCATCTACAATGTATATGTCTCCTACTGCATAATCACCGCTGGTACTATATGCGTAAAATGTATGGATTTCAATTTCATCATTTACTGCTGGAGCAGTTGCAAATATAACTACACCGCCTGCACTGTTATATGTATAGTTGGCAGGAATATTTTCCACAAGTTCATTGTTTTTATAAACCTTAATAGTATTGGCTTGATTAACTGTAGCAGTGAATATCTGATTACCTGGAACAGTTTGTGTAAATCTGTCAATCTGTGTTGGCATAAATCTAACACGCATACCATTCATTAGCTCTAGTGTGTTGCTGGTACTCAGTGTAGGAGTTGTATAAACATTGTCATTGAAGATAGTATCGATATCAATTGCGTCGGCTTGTGTAGGTTTAATACTACAAGGAGGCAGTATATCAACCAACCAAAAATACTTGTGATAGTTAATAAACATATCGTAGTTGATAGGCAAGTCTAATGTATACCCTTGTTCGTTCAACAATTTGTTGTGTTGGTTAACATCAACATCATTGAATTGTAAGCTATTAATTAAATCATCATAAGCCAGTGCTTGCGTCACTGTGCCTTCGTCATCTCTGTTTATTATACCCGGAACAAACTGTGTGCTGTCACTGGATCTGTTATCTGTCAGATAATTGGCTTGAGGTTGATCAAAATTGCTGCCTACCATGTTGTTGATAGTCATCAAGCTACCAGTACTCATTAACTGTTCTAGAGTAGCGTCAAAAAATTGTTTGTTAGCAGTCGTTTTAAAGATAGCAGGCAGAAACTCTGTAACATTTCTACTGCCTAAATGTTCTGCACTTTCGCCTGGTCTGGTAATTTTAGGTGCATTTACTGGTTTTGATGTACGTTCGTTCATGTAATGCTAACTCCTGGATTGGCTGCTAAACTGGTTGGATTTGCAATTGTAGTATTTGAAATTACAACATTATTAGTTTGTACTACAGGTAAAAACAATTCATCACTGTCACTGGATATTTCAAACAAATCTGTAGTTTGCAAATCGTTACTCACAGGTTGAATTGTAATTTGACTTATTTGTCCAATCATGTTATTGTGTATGTAAGCTGCTAGTTCAGTGAAGTAAAAATCTTCTCCAAAATCCCAATTATCAACACTAAAATATCGATTGATCAACACAATAACTCTACTTTGTATTTCTGTATCGCTCATGGTACTGTTAGCTGTTTTAGTAACTAAGAAACGAGCTTGTAATTCACTACTTGCCAGATCTCCAAACAGTATCTTGTATTTTACAGGTCTATACACCACTTGATCACTGATACTTTTTTTGCTTTCTAAACTTTCAAACAAGGTACCAAGTTCACTCACAGTTGGAGGATTTGGTTTTGTTTGACTTCTGCCATCGTACAATGCCCAAGTTCTATAAGCACTGTCATAACTGCGTAACAGTACGTAAGTGTCGATAATATTTGTAGTGCTAGGATCTATCACTTGATTGATATCTGCAATTCTGCGATATTTGGTTCTTAAATTGTCTCTGCCTGTGACAATCGTAGTACCTGCTGTATTATCTGGAACTACAAACTCATATCCATTTTCTGTAGTAGTTCCTAGTTTAATTGTAGAAGATCCTATTACATTTAAAAAAGCTTCTGGATTGTTGGGATATCCGTCGTTGTCAGGGTCAGCTAGTGTAACTCGTATTTTATGCGGATCTGTATAGCCGTCTGTGTATGTGTAATATCCAAATGTGTTAAACTTATAATTTTTACCCAATGGGATTCTGTCAGTTGTGCTCTTGGTATTAATGTCTAATACTTCTACACTATCTTTGTGCGGTTTAAGTGTTTCACTGCTGAAGGTTTCTATAAAGTTTAAATTATTAAATCTAACTTCTTGATCGCTTCCAAATACAAATCTGCTTTTTCTAGTCAGTATTTCCCAGTTACTACTGTTATAGTTTACTCTTACGATCCAGCTATTGTCTCTACCAGTACTGGTCTGATCACCTTCAAACTGTCTACTCCAGTTTGCAACACTGTTGTTTGTAATACTGTTACTTAAAAGATCAGCACTTTCGATAGTCATCCATTCTTGTGTAACAGCATTAAATCTTAGTGCAAAACTGTTTCGATTTGAAATTTTGTTTATAACATCTGCTTTAACTGTGCTTGTAAGATCATATGACCAACTTGGAATCATTCTGTTTATTCTAGCGCCACTAGGAATAACTGCATTGAGACTTACACTTCCTCTTCCGCTTTGATCAATGCCTGTGGGAGTACCTGTGCTATCATCTCTACCTAATCCATCTTTGTATAAGTTTGTGATTCTAACCCATTGGGTATCAGCATCTGCTGTAGTAACTGTAGCTTGTGCTCCGGTGCCGCCGCCTCCTGTGATACTAATAACAGTCGATGCATTATAATTTTGACCACTGTCGGTAATAGTGACACTCACTACTTCTCCGTTGAGAACATTTGCAACAGCCGTTGCACCTGTACCTGCTCCTAAAATAGTAACAGTTGGTGTTCCTGTGTAACCGCTACCTCCTTGTGTTACTGTAATAGTTTGGATGTACCCTAATTTATAAGGAGCTGTGATAAACTCTGCTAGTCCATTAACTTGTAGTTTGCTCAATTGATTGGTAGCCGGACTACCTAATCTTTGTACAAACGCATTATAAGTTATGTAACCTGTACAAGTATTTGCACTTTTGCTCACTTGATTCCATCTAAACACATTATCTTCTGTACCATTGGTATTAAAAACAATAATCCCAAGACTTGCTTCACTATAGCTATTTGCAGCAATATGAGATCCACTATAAGTGTGTCTGTTGTAGTAAAAGTTTTTAACTTCGGGATTGTTTAGTATTGGTTTAATATACTTTTGATAGATTTGTTCACTATTGTCGCTGCTAGGCAATGTAACCAAATTACGAGTAGTAACATTGTCTTCATACAAATAGCCATCATTTAGATAGTTTGTAGCGTCACTATATGTAGCTGTTGGGTCGTATATATCACGGAATCTACTGTGTCCACTGTGTACTCTGTTAATACTCTTGATCTTGCGAATGTTTTCGCTCACTGTAATTGGATAGATACTGTAGTCATCTGCTGTTACCATGCGATCTTGTGTAGCAAAAAATCTACCTGCATTGGCTTTGATGCTGTCAATACTTTCTCTGGCACTAGCATTGGTTACATTTGACTTTAGACTCAATTGCAATCTAACAGTGTGTGTATTACCGTCGTTACCTATGTAATCAAATGAATAACTAGTACCGCCAAAATTGTCTGGATTTAAACTGTAGCTTTGATTTAAACCTACTCTGTACCATACTCTTATAATACCTTTGGGAATATTTCCAAAATCTCCGTCAGCAAACACAACACTGATCTGGTCATCTTCTCTGCTGGCTATTGTGTAAATATCCCTTACGTTATTTTGAGTTGCATTAAAGATAGCATTTAGTCCGAACAGTCTGTCAACTCTAGTCCAGGTTTTTTGCACTTGCCCAACTTCGTCAATGGTTTGTACCCATATATTTCCGTTTGCTACATTAGCCACATTAATATCAATTACCATATTGGGTAATCCTTCATTGATATTAAAATCTTGATACTCTAAACTACCTTGTTTGAATCCCAAAAAGAATCCTGTGTTGGAACTACCAAAACCGCTGTTATCATCTCTGTACACCATATCAATAACACCATAAGGGTCAGGTGTTTTTTCAGATAGAACACCGCTAGCACTGTCATAACCCAAGCTGTGCAAACTGAATCTAGTACTGGAACCGTTTACTCTACCACTAAAGTTTTGAGTTACAGTGTTGTTAACACTGTTGGTTCTATAAATCTGATTTACAATACCATTGCTGGTAAATTTACTGTATGGTGATCCAAATTGACTGGTGCTTTGAAAAATAGCGTTCATCACTGTTAAGAAGTTTTGATATGTGTCTGGATCAGTTGCATCTTCAAACTGTATAGTTTGATTGGCAAGACTGGTTCCATCAACGTCATATACCACTTCTGATGTGGTTACACTGTCAACTTTTAACAAACCACTGGCGACAATATTACGTGTGGGTGTGTATCCCAAAAACTCAGCTATACGCAAGGCGCTTTCTCTGCGTTCAGCTGTACTTAAATAATTCTCTCTGCTAGCCAGGTCTGCTCTAAATGCTAGATTGTGACCTAAAAATGCCATGAGTTCAACCAAACTTACAAATTCGCTTGAACTTATCCAGTCATTGAAGTTTTCTGGATAGTTGTTGTTGATATATTCAACCATGCTGTTTCGTATGGTTTCAAAATCATACGCCTGAAAGTTAGCTTCGCTAAAACTTTCATAAACAACACTAAAATCTTCAGCAGCAAATAAACTGCTTTGTCTTGCGCCTTGTGCCATTATGCTATCTCGCCTACATATGTTAGGAACAGTTCTTCTGCTGTCCCTGTGTCGTTATACCTCAATCTCACTTTAATTGTTAGTGTGTGATCATCGGGTTTTGTTAACAGTGTTTCTAATTCAATCCATCGTGGATCATTGTCTATAATACGTTTTACATCGTCTAGTGCTAGTGTTTCTGTTTCTCTGTCTAAAGGTTCAAACACCAAGTCGTGCAATATACTGCCAAACTCTGGGTTTTGCACTCTCTCGCCTCTGCGAGTGTAAAAGTTGTTCATAAGATCACGCTTTGCCAGTTCAACATCTACTAGAGTTTTACTGCTTATAACTGTGTCTACTGTACTATATCCATAATATGTTGCCATACTACTATTTATAGCAGAATTAACCACTCAGTTTATATTTTAATGGTAGTGCGGATAACATCATCAATTTCCAGCTTTTTAGTAATAGTAAGTGTTCTACCATCCACTGTATAGTCAAAATACAGAGGTATTTTGTTGCCATTTACTTGTACTTGTATCTTTTCTACAGGATATAAACTAGGTGACTTTTGCAGTGTAAATGTACTAGTTGTACCGTCATAGATAAAGTTTTGCTGTATCAATGTATCTGCATATTTTTTTACAATATCTCTTTTAACACCTTCAGGAGTAAATGGCAAAAAGTTTCCAGTTTCAGCATAGTACGCAAATCTTGCACGTTTTACCTGTGTGCTATCCAGTGCCAACAGTTCATTTTGTTGACGCATTCTATATATACCTTGGGTTCTCAACCAGCTTCTATCTTTGTATTCTCCATAATCAGCTAGTGCGATTATTTTAGCAGCTTGGTCTGTTTTGTCTCGATTGTTCAATGATCTAGCTATCATATTAGCTACTATATCCCAATCTTGATTTTTTACAGTTTGTTTTAGATCATATTCACCTTCTTCTGCAAGCACTGTGTTTGTATTTCCCATGATCCAATTGTAAAGAACCAGACCATCATACTGATTTTGAGTTATTTTGTAAACTTCTAAATTAACAAGATCTTGTCTTACTTTTCTGTCTTGTTTATCCCAAACAGTTATCCAATCATCGTATGCTTGTTGTTCAGTAATACCCGAATTATCTATTCTCTCTCCATAACCTGTGCCATTATAAGCATTGTACCTAGAAAAATTTAGTGCAACATCTCTAGCTGTATTACTGGTTCTCACATCTGTTATATCAATTTGTGTATCATATGTTGTTTGATCTAGTATATTGTAATCATCCCAAACAATTTGAAAATATACAGGTATTTGTGTTAACATTAGCTATTACTCCAAGGTTTACCTGTTCTAGGATTGATATTTGTATCTACATTTACTTGTGTAGGACCAACACTTGTGTTTGGATTTTGTACCGGATCAGGTTGAGTAGAACCAATGGCACTTCCGGTAGCAGCATTTGTTTTTTGATCAGAAATATTGTGATCTTTGCTGATTGCGCCAAGTTTGCCTGGTGCTTGTGAAGCTACGATATTATCTTGTTCAGCATGTCCTCCCCATGGTTCGTGTTCCGGAACTCTGCTGCCCATACTTTGTTTAACAGTAAGGTTGTGTGTGTGATTTCGCAATTTTGGAAAATAAGCTCTTTCAGCCTTAGGACCATTCAAATCAATCAATTTTGCAGTTACTTTTAAATGCCCTTTTACTAGTATATTTCCATTACGATCCGATGTCAAGTTCATGTCTTTTGCACTGAGTATGTTGACTTCTCCATCAACAGCTCGCATATGAATACCTGCAGATCCTCTAGAATTAATGTTAATATTTTCTGCATCTAAATTAAAATCTCCGCCAACGTGTAGATTCATATCATTTTCACAATGCATGCTGATTTTGTTTTCACTGTAAACATCAATATCACCATTTTTACTCATCTGTATCCAAGCTGACCCATCTTGATTGATAATATAAACAATGCCTGTTGTGTCGTGCATTAGAATTTGAGCACCTTGTCTTGTACGCATTCTCACAAGATCATTTTTTCCTGGTATTCTGTCTTTGTCAGGAACAAGAACATTTGCATCATTTCGAGTTCCGTCGTCCATGACAAAACTGTGACCTCCAGGTGTTTGCATACCGAACAAATTAATAGGACTTTCTCTTCTACCACCACTGCTGGTCAATCCTCTGATAACATCTAATCCTAGTCCTTGTTTTGCTAGTTGTTCTGATTGATTGTGTCTTGTTCTTACAATGCCGTCTGTGCTTTTAACATCTAAATCAACTGCTGGAGCAACTACACCTTCTCTGGTAATACCAGCACTCAATCCAGGTATTTGTGCATTCCTGCCAATATCACTCAGTACACCAAGTAAATAACCTTCTTGTTCCAGACCAGTAAAAGCAACCAATACTTCTGAACCAGGCGATGGAGGAGGTGCCATCATTCCATAATCGTCACTGTAATTAGGATCATGAAATGCTCCGCCAAAACTCATCAATCTACGTACTTTATGATATTTCTTTCTATCTTCTTCATTTTTGTCACTGATAATTTCTTGACCAATTATTTCAACATATATTTGATTTTGATAGGTATCGTCTTTAACACTCACAACTTTTCCTAAAAACACACCCATGAGTGTTTGCAGCGCACCGTGTTTACTTCTATCAAACCTGTCAGGTACACCTATGCTTTCAGTGTCTAACCCGGTATATTTTCCTCGCATGTTATACTAATCCTCTTGCTATGTCTCTTAACCAACTTGGAGCATTTCTTGCTCTGAATGTGCCGTTGTCTAGTTGTCCACCCCAATACTGAACACTTCCTGGCTGAGCATTGTCTATGTGGAATGTGTTATCGCCCATGTATCCGTTGCCAGCACCTAGACCAGTTGCACCTGCCAATCGACTTTGATTTATAAAGTTTTGTATGATAGGAACATCAGCTGCATTATTTAAACTCAATGGCGTACTTCTACCAGGTACAAACAACTGTACATCTGCTGCACGACCGTTGTCGTGTCTTGTACTTCCTGTTCTGTTTGGTCCACTGGACGGTTGTCCGCCGCTGGTGACCACAACATTAACACCAGCGTTAGCACCAGCTCGTTGTAATATGCTTTCAAGACTTGATGTAATTGGTTGATTTCTTGTGCCACTTTGACTTTGTGTAACTGTGCCTGTGCCTGTGCCATTTACAAAATTTATGTTACCAGGTCCTGTGCTAGATGGAGTGACATTTCCGTCGCCAGGACCATCTCCTTGTTCAGGACTGGTATAAACATCAGCCAGCTGTCTGAAATTATCTAAATTTATTTCTCCAGAGGTTAGTTCTTCTAATACCAATCCAACGTTGGTATTGGTGTCACGGAAAGCATCCAACATCATAATAAATTGTCCGTCAGCATATCTAGCCTGAACTTGTGTAACTCTATACAATCCTGTAATACCAAAATCTCTTTCAACTATATTCATTAGTCCAGTACTGTCGTCTGGATATGTTGGAAAATTAATATTCAAAAAGAAATTGTTTCCGCCTCTGGTATAAGGAGCTCCTCCGCTTTGTCCTTTGGGTTGTCCTAGCCAATAAGGATCGCCGCGTACTGTGATCATAATGTTTGCAAGATCAGCCAAACTGTTTAAATTTACTTCAACTGCACCTAACATCAATGAACCTGCATTTTTAGCTTTGTCTGGTCCTTGTACTGCTTTACTGTTTACAATGTTAGGCACAAAATCTAGAGGCATATCATACCCTTGTGCATGTGCTGCGGCAGCTCTAGCTCTAGAACTAACCTCATTTTGTGTGATGTATCTTTTGGCTAATCCTGGTAATCGAAGGTCGCCTGCTTGTTCAGCGTACTTTTCTGCATAATCTGTTTTTGCTTGTCCATTTGCTTCAGCTTGGAGTTTTATAGCTGACCTCTGTAATTCCAATTGTTGTTTTTCTGCTTCAAGTCGATCGACAAGTTGTTGACTAAATCCAGCGCCAGGGCCTTTAAACTCGTTTTCTTGATCAATTTTATTTTGTAGGTCTGTTATTTGTGCATCTAGTTCGCGTAACCTTTTGTCAAATTCACTCTTCCTAGCAAGTATATCTTGTAGTTCTTCGTCGAGTTGACTGAAACCAGGAATTATATCATCTGCACGACCACTAATACCATGATTGAGTGCTTGAAGTTGATAGTAGGTGTTGTTGAGTGTGAGATCAAATCCCAGTACTTCTGTATTAAGACCAGTATGAGTATAATCAAATTTCTTTCTCAACAATCCATTCTTTACAATATTAGACAATCTTTGTTTTTGTAAACGAGTGCCTGTATAGACCTCAGCATAACTAACAGGATCGTGTGCTATCTCAGGTGTAACATATTGTCCTACAGTATAAGTGATTAATTTTTGATAGTGCTTTTTAAGAGGATCATAAGGACCATACTTTACTTCAGTTTCGTATTTCATCCAACTGGTTAGTTTGGCTATACTGTCAGGTCTGAGTTTTGGATCATTGGGTTTGTCTTTTCCAAATCCACCTCCAAAAATAGGAAAGGATTGAAAGTTTGTGGTCTGATAAAGTGCAGTTGCTATTGCAGCTACAATACTTGTACCTTTTGCAAAACTAAATTGCAGCGTTCCTGAACCACTAACACTAATACCCTTTGTGCCATCTTCGTTGTCTATGCCTTCAATAGCCCCAAATTTCCACTGACCCCAATCTGAAATTTCTCCATCTAGTGCAAAAGTGTATACGTTAGGTAACAACTGCAAATCTGTTAATTCCATGCGATTTGTTTCTTGTTGGTTTATTTTTTCTTGGAATTCACTTAAAAATTCACCAAAAGTTTTGGCCTGAAATATTGTGTCTTGTAATAGGTGCAGGTTAACTCTAGTATATGCATCACTTTTAGTTTCTATAAAATTAGCAGTGTACATGCTAGCACCGTCTTGGTGTTGTAACTGTAGGTCTGTCAGAGTACAAGCATAAAAATAAGGACCAATTATGTTACTTACCGCAGTACCATCGTCTGTGTATCCTTTGAAATTGAGCTCAAGAAAATAAGTTGCTTTCAAATGACTTTCGATGCCCAGTTGTCTAGCTGCAAAAAGTATTCTATTAAACAGTGTCACACCGCCAGGTTCTGCCAGTCGTATATTAAATTCATTAGCCACACTGCTTCTGTCAGATTTTGAAAATGCAAGTATTAAGTTTTGTTCAACTTCTTCAATGTTTATTTCAGCTTCTACACCACTTTCTGCTAGTGTTTTTACTCGATTTGCACTAATAGTCTGAGCTGGTGGCTTATCTGCTTCTTGAGGATGCACCATGTGTATTTTCCAACTATAGGTGTAGTTGTCAAATCCATTGAGTATGTTATCTTCATAAAACTGACTTTTTCCTCTGGCACCTGCGATAGGCTCTCCACCCGGCACAGCACTATCTTCAGAAAGCGTTGGATTTATTATATCTGCCAAGTCTCCCACATCATCTGGCAGTACAATTGGTGTACTGTCAGGATCTATTACTCCGTTTGCCATGGCAATACCGCTAGCAATATGACTGTTAAAATAACTGCCGGCTTCTGAGCCACCTTCAAATTGGATCATTGAATTGATCATGCTCTGTGTTAGTGCAGGATTACTTGCAAGGTTGATTGATTGATTGGGATCAACGCCCATTCGACTAGCGACATAATCTATATATGAATTTGTAGGATTGTTGTCACTAGGTGGAGCCCATCTAGTAATCATTTGATTAACTGTGGTCAATCCTCTGTTTTGATAAGTGTAGAGATTTTTAGTCATTGCTCTCACACCCATAGCTGGTGTGTCGAATTTCACAAAACCACCTTCGCTACCCACACGGCCTTCCCATGCAATTCCTACATCTCTGATATTTCCAGGATTGTTATTTCTCACGCTTTTAGCGACCATTAGTTAACTCCTGCTGGACTAAACCTGTTTGGCACTTCTATTGTTTTTCCGCTGGTAAAATCCATAATGGGATCTTTGATTATATTTCTGTTGTAGTGTACAAACACCCACCACAGTCTTGCACTGCCATACAAATCGTATGCCAGCAAGTCTGGACGTCTATCGTACTTTGGTTGTATAATAAGTTTGCGTCTACTAGCATCTAAGTTATCACTGGTCACAGGAGGATTGTACAATTCCAAATATTTTTGATTGATTCCAGTTTGTGCATAGTTACTGGTTTGACTATAGTTAGGTATTGCCATTAGATAAATCCTTGTGTATATGCACTGCCTCTTACAAAGCTGTTAGTACTGTATACTTTTTTCTGTCTGTCAGGAGTGTTTTGTACCAACAAGTCAATTGCAAATGTCATTATGGTTGGAACTTGTTGTCCACCATAATCCTTGAGATCTACATTGCTGTCGTAGGTTGTACTAAAATTAGCAACAACACATCTTATGTCATTGAATTGTTGTGTACCAAAACTGCTGAATCTTAGCACAGGAGGAGGTGTACCTGCTGTTGGTGTATTGCTTACATCTCCTATACCAAACCACATTTTTGTAACACTTCTTAAAAAATGTAGCACAGCAAGTGTATAAGCTGCTTCACCTTCAGTGACACTGCTGAACTGTGCCATAACTTGTATACTAGGACTAGGTGTGTTTCTATAAGCATTGTATGAATAGTTTGTGTGAACTAGATCATAAGAGCTGTAACTCACACTCTGTTGATAGGTAATATCAGGTTGATAAGGAAAAACAATTCCCAGTCCACCACCACTAGCAGTTCTCAGAGGATCTAGTAGACTGCTACTGTAATAGCCAACAGCACCTCTGGGCAACATAAGTTTGGTTTTATTTTCAGCTAGAACCGCCATTTAGTTTATCCTTAATAAAATTAAACACATCTTCGTTTATACTGCCAAAGAACTCTCTAAAGGTCATGCGTTTTTGATTGTCATTTAAACTGTCGTTTTTCATAACATTTCTAAAATCAGTAGCACTCATACCACCTTCTTGAATTGGCACTTCCAGTATATAACCTGCTTGATCACCCGGAACCATTTCTGCTCCTGGCTCGTAATCTCTGAGATAGTTACCGCCTTTAAGTCGTCCAGCATCTTTGGCACTGAACACTAGAACAATTGCAGTTTTCGCAGGATCTTTACCTGTCAAACTCACATCAGGTCTGTAAGGACTGGTCTTGACAATTTGCTTTTGTGGTATACCAAACATTTGTTGCATAAGACCAGTTTTCTCTTCATATGTAAACGGATCTTTTTCAGGTGTCGCATTTTTAGCAATTGTAGTAGCGATAAATACGTTATCAGAACCAAACTGTTCTACTAGATCCATGTAAACTTTATGATGACCTTTGTGCATAGGCTGA